ATAAACTTGTCTAGTAACCCTGATACTGGGCCTATCAATGCTTGCAACATTATTGCACCCACTTAGCTACTGCGAATATAGAGATGATCATAGGGTACATCATCCACAGCATACGCTCTAGCTTATCAAATCTTTGTGTGCCAGCATCTAATCTCTTCTCAATGTTAGCGTATCTGATAGCGCATTCTTGCTCATGCGCGGCCATCCGCGTGATAGTATCTTCGGTCATGTTAGAATCCATAATGATAAATAGCAGCAAGCACTGCAATCAGCAGCACTACACCAACCGTGTGTTTGATTAAGTCTTCTCTCTTGGATTGTGTCCTAAGAGTCGCTAGTCGCTGCTTCTCTAGCTTTGCCTTGTGCTCACTGAGGGATCGATGCTGGATGGCAAGCATATCCCTCCACACTTCCCTTGGCGTTATCTTCTTTAGTTCCTTCTCACGCTCCCTGATTGCGTTCTTAGCCCATGCAAGCTCCAGGGCTTCCTCTTGTGACAGTACATGATCACCAGTCTTAGTAGCTTCCTCGATGCTCTCAACAGCAGCCTTACTCTCAGTAAGAGAAGTAAACAGTCCAGACAAATCAGATAGGTGTGACCCTGATTCCTTAACTGTTTTAATGCCAGCGTTAAGAGTCTTGAGGACACCTACTACTGCGGTAATCTCAGCAATCATTCAACTTCAACCCACTCGCCTGCATCCTCATCCCAGACATATGGCCCTCTGCCATCAGGATAAGCTACTGGTGGCTCCCAAAGACAGCTATCGTCGTTCAGTGTCCAGCTAGGATAAGGCTGTGGTGCGTAGAATGCATCACGATCTGCGTCATATACATAGCCTATACCTGCAAAGTTTTTCCGCAAGCCAGCTTTACCTGACGGCACAGGTCTGGTGTCAGTAATCTCCTCGCCGCCTATAGTTTGCGTGTGCTCCTCGTAGGTGTAATGCACCCCGCCTCTTGTGTTGTACGATGTCTGCACCCAAGTGCCTTCTTGCGTATCTACAAAATCCTGTTCGGCAACAATCACTCGTTGGACAATGCCGTCTACCACTTCTGCAAAATGTGCCATGTGCCCTCCTTAGTTCGGCGTGAATGTGCCAGATGAATTAAACGTGTGATAGGTGTAGCCGCCGGATGATGTAATGGTTCCACCGGATGCCGCAGTGGCTCCTGCATATCTGATAATGACTACTCCAGACCCACCTGAAGTTGAGTAAAAACTAGCGTGAGCCTGTGAATACAGTGAGCCACCACCGCCACCACCACCCGTGTTGGCAGTACCATTTGTTGGAAAACTATAAAGGTCTTGTTGATTGCCCGTCCAATACGTTCTAGCACCGGTACCACCGCCACCATGGGATGGCGTACCGGAACCTACGCCAAAGTTACTGCCAGAACATTGCCAGTCGCTCTTCATTCCATGACCGCCGGCACCGCCTGCGTAATATGTTCCGTTTAGCCACTGCTTACCGACGCCGCCGTTGCCACCTTTACCAGCACAGTTTGTTTGCGAGGCGTTTCCGCCAGCCGCGCCAGCACCACCACTACCACCTGCTCCTTGGAAGTTACCCGCACTACTGGCTGTAACAATAGCGTTTCCTCCAGCGTTGCCTTCGCCGCTGACTGATGCGCTACCGGGAGAGCCAACATCTGAGGTGCTGTAGCCGTAGGCGGCGGCTCCGCCACCAGAGCCTCCTGAAGTGCCGTCTGCCGTCCCTGAGTTGAGCCCTCGGCCACCAACACCCCCGCCAACCGTAGCGGCTACACTGCCAAAAGAGCTTGCGTTTCCGTTCTGCACTTGGGATGATTCTGTAGGTACAGAGCCACCCGCACCTACAGTGATAGTGTATCCCTGACCTGCAACAACCTCGTAACCTGTGCTGTTGGCCTCATAGCCCCCCGCACCACCGCCCCCGCCGCCGTTAAAGCCGCCTGATGCACCACCAGCCACCACTAAATATTCTACTAATAATGGGCCACCACTACTAGCACCGACAGCTTTACCAATAGAGAAGACACTTACATTCGCGCTAATCATTACAGCACCAGTGCGTGTATACCAGATGCAGCAGTACCTGTACTCAGGACTCGCTTGATAGAGCAGATCAGGTAGAAGTTATCAGGTACAGTGACTGTGCGCGTAACACCATCCTTGTTATGGAATGAAACAGCACCGCCTGTTGTAACGTACAGGCCGATAGCTATGTTGCCAGTACCTAAGTTGTCTGAACCGTCAGCAGGAGTGACGGGAACCATGTCGTAAACACTGCCGTTGAGTTGACCGCTTACACCTTCAAATGGATTTGCCATTATAGAACCTCTTAAATTAAGTTAATTGAGAACGCAGGTAAGCGCACTCTAATGCTAATGCTTCTTCGTAACGTATGCCGTAACGATCTTTCTTGGGATACTCTTCACCGTCTGCCAAAGCGATAGACTTATCATCCCACTCGTCATAGCAAAGCAATCCATATTCAAATGCGTCCAGACCTTCTGCCTCAAACGCAGCCTTTACCTGCTGTGCGATCAGACCAAAGTGCCAGCGAGCGCCATCACCTTTAAGCTCTACAGCGTCATCCCACTTGTACTGCACAAAGTTAACATTGGCCCAAGCTCTTAGGACTGCTGCATCGATAGCCCCTATCTGCTGCTTCTCGCGCTCATCAGATGTATTGATAGTGCCTGTCCCAGCAAAGACCACAGACCAGCGATAGATAGAATCACCATTACTAATCACGTTGTCATGCGTAGGGCGAAACTTGTTAGTCTCAATGATGATCCCTTGTACTGCCTGCTGGTTCCACAGATTCAGCTTGCCCTCTAGCTGGCTAACGGTGTTCTGTAGCCACTCAGTGTTCCACTCTTTAATAATTACTTGAGCCATGATAATTCCTAGTAAGCGTCAATGGAGTATTCAACAATCTTATACTTAAACTTAACTATGTTGCCTGGAGCAATAGTAAAGTTGCCCAGACCTGCACTTGGTAAGTTGTGTAGGTATGTGCTGAATGTACCAGTTGTTTGCGATGATGTTGTATTGGTAGCTATGACTTGTCGGAAGTTCATCAGGCCTGTGTTGTTAAACACGATGCCAAAGTATGCGTCCACCCTAAATACTAGACCTTCCACACCTGTGCCTGAACCGCCTGTAGGGAACTCTACTTCATACACCACAAGCTGTTGACCTGGCTGCAATACATACGGAATGCTGACAGATAGATTAACATTCCCGCCCTGAGCAATAACACTTGGAAATGTAAGACAATGAACCTTCTCTTCTACGCCTCTTTGTACTAACTGATCTGTGCGGCCAATGATTAAGTCATCACTTACTATCGTTCCTGTCACAGCCTTAGATGTGGAGAAGTTAGCTGCGTATGATGGTTGCACACCAACACATGATATAGAGCAGTTAACATTGACTAGCTGATTGTCGTACATAATCAACCCAGTACGACCAGCAGTTAAATACCCTGCGTTCATAATGTTAGTGCCAAAGTCTACAAAGCGGTTTCCATATACCTGCGCCCCATCACCTAATGCCCTTTCGATCATGCCGCCACTTACAGTTACTGTCTCAGAGTTGTAGATTACCAAGCCAGTTTGAGGATTTGGCGTTGAGAGAGTACGCTTGACTAACCCAGCACGAACAAAGTCGCAACCTGTAATCGTAAGCTGAGAGATGCTATGGAAGTAACACAGCGTCCCGCCTGACTCAAAGAAGTGGCAGTTAGATATGTTAATGAAGTTACTGATCTGATTGTATCCACCACCTATATCATACATAGCAGACACATAGCTGCGATAGATAGAAGCATTGCTCATCACTAGGCCATCTAGGCTAGTAGTGTGGATACCGTAGTTCATCTTAATCAAAGAGATGTTTGACACAGTAAAGTCAGCAGCGGCCTCTTCTGTCTTTAAGAAATAGTTGCAGTCCTTAGCGGTCATGTCTTCAATAAATGGCTTAACAGCCAAGCGCAAGGTAGCTACATAAACTTCTTGTCCAACACTAGCCCCAGAGTTTAATATGACAGTTCCGCTTCCCGTGCCTACTCCAGTAACAGTATAAGCACTAGAAGCCTGTGGCTGACCAGCAATGTAAACAATTAACTGGTTAGCGTCTGGCAACAACCAATTATATGCAAAAGTGGTTTGACCAGCAGTAGCAGTATATGCAACCTCATAAGACTTATTGAAAATACACTTATCTAGGTTCATAAAGTCTAGGCGATTAAGTGTTAGCTCTGCCGTGTAGCTTACGTCGATAGCATGAGTGTCAGCCCTAAAGACAGGAGCATCACCAAATGCAGCCTGCGTAATGACTGTACCAGCAAAGGACATCTGCTCTATTGAGCAACCAAATGCACTTACATTACTACCCTTGTTGAATGAGAACGCTGTAACACCATCGCTAATACGGATTAGTGTAGAGCCAGAGTAGACAGTAGGGCTAAAGGAATCTGTATAACCGTTGAAGTTAACACGACCAGCACCCAGCACTCGTATGCCTTTAGTGATCAATACACCTGTAGAGATCAGAAACTCACCGTCTGGGATCAGTACAGTACCACCGTTAGGCAGGCTGTTAATAGCTAACTGGATAGCTGGGCCATCATCAGTAGTGCCATTCCCTTTCGCACCAAAGTCTAGGACATTAGCACTTGCCCCAGAGATCATGCGGTTTGCTGATTTAGTTAACGCCATGTTTATAGCTCCGGCTTGGTTTCAGGGAACGCTTCTGTGGAGGGCCATGCTCTCAGGCTCTCTCTATATACTAGGTAAGCTGCACGTTGGGGGTGGTCTGACAGAGAGACTATGTAGTCTGTGGATAACAGTTCGCCATTACGCCATGCTCTTGCTTGAGCATTTATTTCTTCTTGCGTAGGCTCTGCGGGTGTTGGCTCAACCCATAGTTCGTAATGCTCGAAGTTAGCCTCAACAAACTCAGCGTCAGCGTTGATGTAGTTAGTGATGTTGCCGTCAGCATCTTTAATTATGTATTTCATTCAATTCTCCTTACGGTATATACTGGATGACAACAAGACCTTCACCGCCTTCACCACCTAAAGATGATGAGATGTGACTATAGTTTTCGGCTGCACCACCACCAGCGCCAATGCCTCCATGCCCACCTTGAACTATACTTTCGCTTCCTGCTCCCCAGACTATTCCACCGCCTCCCGAAAAAGGGCCACCATTGATTTCGGTTACAGGTTTGGTATTAGTTGGGCCTCTTGAACAGCGCCCAGCTATGCCGCCAGCTATTTGCCCCATTGTAGATGACCATAAGTCTCCAATAATGTCACACTGTCCTGCTAGAGGTCTGTCTTTATTACCAATAGTACCTGCCTCTCCTGTACCTGTAAGCCCAACTGCGCCACCACCAGCACCACCATTGCTGCTAATAGCAGCCCCCCCTGCGCCACCTGTGTTATTTACGTCACCGTTTGAGGCTGTACCGCCAGTTCCTGCGCTACCAGATTTTTGGCCTCCTGTACCTCCATTAGCCGTAAGGGTGCTGGATAGTCCTGTACCAGCTACAGTAGAGTTTCCTCCATTACCCCCATGACCAACTAAAAACCCTGAGCTATAATTAGCCCCACCATATCCTCCTGCCCCAACAACAACTGTAAAAGAACCAGAAGTTGTTACAGCAAGAGTGTTCTTTTTGCAATAGCCCCCAGCAGCTCCACTAGTCGTATAAGAATCCCAGCCAGCACCACCACCACCTGCGCCAATAACGTGAATCATTATGTTGCCATCCTGCGGAGGAACCCATGTCTGAGACTTACTTAAAAAGATTGTAGGGAATGACGCAGAGCCACCACCACTTATAAAATCACTAAAGTTACTCACGACATCACCCACCCTTGCGTTGCGTCCGTAAATATGAATTGTATGGAGAGATACGCTGCATCCATAGTAAAGTCTGTTGCACTACTCATAATCTTTGATCCGTTTCTGGCTACCACTGTGTCGGTAAAGTTACCCACAGTAATCAGGACTCTTTGCCCTATAGTCGGTGAAGCAGGTAGCGTGATAGTTTTAGTAGCAGCACTAACATAAACATGCGTGTTAACAGTAGCTGTGATAGATGCCGCTGTAACCACTGATGTAATACCTACCGCAACAGGCACTGAAGCTATAGCCGCTGCGCCTACTGCATCGTCGATAATCTCTGCTGCACCAACAGAGTCATCAGCCATCTTAGCTAGTGTTACTGCATTGTCCTGTAGCATCGCTGTTGTAATGCTGTTATTAGCTACACTAAATGTAGCGTTGACCCACTGAGAACCATTCCAAGATAATACCTGGCTGGTAGCTAGACCAGAGATAGTTACATCACTTAGGTCTTCTAAGGGGAATACATCAGTAACAGGGCGGTCAACAAACTTGCGTACCTCGATGAACGAGTTAGCGGGGGGCGCTTCACTAAAGGTTAGTGTAGTACCAGACAGGCTATAGGAGGATACAGCCTGCATTAAACCGTCAATAGAGATTTGCAGTGACTTAGTATCTGCTGCTGAATTAGTTAATGTATAGGCTGTAGTAGACCCGTTACCTGTAAAAGTTTCTACGTTAAGAGTCAGCAGTCCTTCACCAACATAGCTTACTGCTTCAACAGCACCCGTAGAAGTGAATCCTAGTAGCTTATTAGCCCTGTTACCAACAGGCGGTAGCTCCATATTGGTTGTGCTAGGTTCGCTCTGAGGTCGCCTTACAGCGCGTTCTAGTCCTGTTGTACCCTGTTGTAGTGCCAACCACAGTGCATCAAAGTCACCGTTAACGTCTAGGGCTAGGAAATCGCCACTGTTCTGGTAGTTAGTAGTACGGGCTAAGTCCATATCTAAGTAAATAGCTATAGCGTCACCAGCAGCAGCGCCACTAGTTAACGTCACATTACCACCGTATGTGCCTACTCCACTCAGGGTGTAGTCATTGGAGCCGCCTAACGTTAAGGCTGTACCGTTCTTCAGGACTTTTATGTCACCATCGGCTAGGGCGGTAAACGTGTACGGGAATACCGTCTGCCCACTTGTGGCAACATAATCGTTCCTAGTTGTTGCTGCTGTTACTGTCATTTCTGCACCCCAATAATTGTGCTAATTATACTACATACAAGGTTATAGATCACCGACTGCCTTCTCGACCTCATCAAACCCCTGGCGTAAATAAACTAGGTTCTGCAAAGGGAAAATCCTTCTTATAGCCCTTATGTCTGAATCAGTCATTTCACCTTCTGACGTGATGGCATTACTCGCTGCAATGGTAGTTGTTAACAAGCTGCCGAATGTTGGCCCTAGCGCAGACTCTGCTATTGAGCGAGATACCTGCCTGCTTGCTGGCGCACTAATGCCGAGCAGCGGCCTCAATCCTACAGAGCCGCTAGATATTTTTTCCGCAGTCGTGCTGAACTCAGTTATTACGCCTAATGCGCCTGACCTTTCTATACCTTCTGCAACCCATACCGCAGGATCGTCACTAATCTCTCTGTCTGCTATTTTTTGTTTTAAATAGTATGTGAACATGCCCATACCAACTAAAGACGCAAATCCCCCCACAGCGTTATGGTCTTGGTTCTGCAAGCCAGCAATAAACACCCGCTGCGTAGCCGATAGGGTAAATGACCTAAACTGCCCTATAGTCTTGCCCATCTCGGTAGACATAAACAACGGCTTTTCTTGGCCTGGCACAAGAATTACTCGATCACTTTCCTTCCTGACTGCCGCAGCCCACATTCTTTCTAGCTCTGGATCATCCCAGTTCTTAGCGTTAGTTATCCATACACCATTTTCCTTCACTCCATGCTTATCAACCTGCTTCCACATGTCTTTTGCGGATTGCTCATCAATGCCTAAACGCTCTAAACGCTTGTCAAACTTACCCTTGCTCAAGCCATCAAAGATAGAGGTCTGCATAGTCACAGCGTGTAATTGCTTTATGCCAGCAGTCCAGTGATCTAGGAAGTTAATCTTACCAAACTGAGCAGCACCCGCTCTCAAGCCGCGCTCAATAGCAGTGCCGCCCTGAGTGTAATCGCCAACATCAGCAATTAACTGTGATCGACTGCCTGAAAGATACCCGTCAATACCAACCCCGATTCGCCTCATCTCTGCCGCAGCAACTTTAAACTTCTTAGTGTTGGTTATCAGTGGAATTAAGCCACTACCGAAGGTCTTGATAAATCCTTCTGCCATAAACACACGGGCAACATCAGGCAAGCTAGATACTGTCACACCACCGAGTAATCTAAGGTAGTTCAAGTCACGCGATGACCGACCAATACGAGTCCAGATATTATCTTCAGAGAACCCATATACACCGCGAGTTCTATCCCGCATGCCAGCAATGTCGCGTATATCATTGTCTCTCTGCTTCTGTATCTTAGCCTGCTCTTTTGGCGACTTGCCCACCATCATGCGCTCTGCTTCGTCTGTAATTTCTTGCAGAACATTCGTCATCTGGACTCCACCTTCTTTGCCAAACATGCGCACAATCTCAATGTCACCCGCAACATTCTGCACATACAAAGCGCCCAAGGCTTCTATGTCATTCTCCAAAAACTCCTCAACCATCTCATCTGGTATCTGGAAAGTTCTTTTGCGTAACGGGCCACGCAAGCCAGCCACTCCTTCAATGCCTGCATTCTTAACTCCACCTCCAGGCGCTCCATCACCTAACTGCCAGTCGTAAGGCAAGCGGCCATCAGGACTGCCTAATATCCGCTGTTTAATCTGGCTTGCTAGTGCTTGGTAGTCTTGAGCCTCAAAGTCCCTGCCCTTCTTAAACTCGGCCTTATCTATGATAGCTTGCAGTTCTTTTTTCTCTTTGCCTGTGGCTTGACCTACACGCGCTGCTGCACTTTTTGCCTGCTCATACAGCTTTATATCCTTGTCGGCCAGCCAGTTAGATACTTTTAATATAAAGGCATCAGAGTTGTACTTAATGTACTCCTTGTTCCATACTCTGTTGAGATAGTTGTTAGCTGTAGTAATGTCTACATCTTCAGGTAGTAGATCCTGATCAATCATATCCTGCTTTAATGGGTCGTATAACTCTTTGCGCCAAACGTCAGCAGCCTGTTTAACCTCGGGAATGTCGCTATCGCCCTTACGCATAGCAGTGGCTATCGCCTTATTAAAGTCTCGTCTGTTTAGCTTGCCGCCAGACTTCTTGTAGCCTTTGAATATATTTGATGTAGCCTCTACGCTAATGCCTAGCTTTGCTCTATGCAACTCAGCGAATGATCCTGCTGCCTGTATTGTTTGGCCATCCATCTTGTATGGATTTTCGGCCAGCATGACAGTGGCTCGTCTGCTAGAGGCTATTGTGCTGGTGAGAGTCCTACTTAACGGATCCATCCAAGCAATTGTTTTTACTATCGCTCGTGCAAGCTTGCCTGATATCTGGAAGTCGCCCACAACTTTTGCAGCACCAACGCTATCACCCCCATCGGGCGTTGCACCTTTGGTAAGCTCGTTAATAGTAGGGTTTATGCCGTCAGCTATCTTAGGCTCTACATTCATAACGTCTTCATAAGCGTCAATAAATGTCTTGTCAGCCCCAGCTTCTGCCATCTTAGCTACAGTACCGCCCAGTACGCCACCTAAGAGCATACCAGCAGAGATGTTGATAGCGGACTCACCGTATGTTCTGGTCAGTTGCTGGCTATGCAATGCAGCTTCTTGTACCGCAGTATCAATACCTACTATAGAACCAGTTACCGCAGCACCGCTTAGAATGCTTTTTCCCGCCCTGTAAGTGTTAAGGGCTACACCGCCTACGGATAAGATAGAAAGTGGATCAGCAACAGCTACAGGAAGCCCTACGATAAACGATGTGGCACCACCTCGGGCCATGATGTCTCGGTCTTTGCGCTCCCTAGCAACCTGTCTGCGCGTAGCCTCAATCTCATCCTCATTGTCAGCCATAATCGCAGCAGTAACAAACTGCTCGTCTAGCTTTTCA